AGCTTATATTTACAACACAGTCACTGGCGCTTTACTTTATACTTTAGACAATCCTAATGCTTATGGTACAAGTGCTGATGATTATTTTGGATGGTCAGCAGGAATGTCAGACACCTATGCTATTGTAGGTGCTTATTATGAAGATGATGCTGGCGGTGGAGCTTCAGGTAAAGCTTATATTTACAGTCTAAATGATATATCCGGTTGGGACACTGGTGCTGTAACGAACATGGGCGCAATGTTCCTAAATGCCACAGCATTCGATCAAAACCTGAATGCTTGGGACGTGTCACTGATTCCATCATACCCATCAAACTTTGATCTTAACGCGCCATTATTCACTACTGACGAACATCCTATCTGGGGTACGTCAGGTGGTATCTTATATCCGTTAAGTAACACTGCAACAGATCCTACCAGCACAACATGGCGCACCAACTATGGTACTGCAGCTGGATATCAGTTCATTGCAAACGTTGGTATTTTAATGCCAACTGGAACACCATTAACTGATATGACGGAGATGTTCAAGAGTTTTGCTACGTTTAATGATCCCGATATATCTGTTTGGGACACGTCTAGTGTTACTACTATGAGTCAAACCTTTAATGGTGCAACCTCATTCAATCAAGATTTAAGTTCTTGGAATACTTTTAGTGTTACTGATATGGGTAGTATGTTCCAAAATGCAACAGTATTCAATCAAGATATTAGTTCTTGGAACACTTCTAGTGTTATTAATATGGTTAATATGTTTAATGGTGCTACTGCATACAACAATGGCCTGGGTCAAGTAGCTCATACTTTAGACAATCCTAATGCTTATGATACAAGTCAAGGTGATCTTTTTGGACGCTGGGTAGCAACATCAGGTACATATTCTATCGTAGGTGTTCAGAATGAAGATGATGCTGATGGTCTTAACTCAGGTAAAGTTTATATCTTCAATAACGCCACTGGTGCTTTAGTACATACTTTAGTCAATCCTAATGCTTATAATACAAGTGCAAGTGATTTTTTTGGAAACTCAGTAGCAATATCAGACACATATGCTATCGTAGGTGCTCAGCAAGAAGATGATGCTAGTGGTATTGATTCAGGTAAAGCTTATATTTACAACACAGTCACTGGTGCTTTATTACACACCTTAGATAATCCTAATCCTTATGGTACAAGTCTGAATGATTATTTTGCATACTCAGTAGCAATATCTGACACCTATGCTATCGTAAGTGCTTATTTAGAAGATTATGCTGGTGGTACTGATTCAGGTAAAGCTTATATCTACAACAATGTCACTGGTGCTTTAGTACATACATTAAATAATCCTAATGCTTATAGTACTAGTGCGGGTGATTATTTTGGAAACTCAGTAGCAATAACTGATACATATGCTATCGTAGGTGCTCGTTATGAAGATGATGCTGGTGGTACTAGTTCAGGTAAAGCTTATATCTTTAACACAGTCACTGGTGCTTTATTACACACCTTAGATAATCCTAATGATTATGGTACAAGTGCAGGTGATAGTTTTGGAATATCAGTAGCAATAACTGATACCTATGCTATTGTAGGTGCTGTTAATGAAGATGATGCTAGTGGTACTGAATCAGGTAAAGCTTATATCTTCAATAACGCCACTGGTGCTTTAGTACATACTTTAACTAATCCTAACGCTTATGGTACAACTGGAAGTGATCAGTTTGGACACTCAGTAGCAATAACTGATACATATGCTATCGTAGGTGCTTATCAAGAAGATGATGCTGGTGGTACTAGTTCAGGTAAAGCTTATATTTACAACAATGCCACTGGCGCTTTACTTTATACTTTAGACAATCCTAATGCTTATGGTACAAGTAGCGGTGATTATTTTGGAAACTCAGTAGCAATATCTGACACCTATGCTATCGTAGGTGCTTATCAAGAAGATGATGCTGGTGGTACTCAATCAGGTAAAGCTTATATCTACAGTCTAAATGATATATCCGGTTGGAATACTGGTGCTGTTACTAATATGCAAAGTATGTTTAATGGTGCTACTGCATTTGATCAAGATATTAGTTCTTGGAACGTGTTGGCGGCTAGTGTTGCTCCAGGCGATTCAACTCCACCATCAAATTTTGATCTCAACACTAATGCCAGCTGGACAACAGCAGAAAAACCACAATGGGGTCAAGTGGTTCTTTCAGGAACATACAGTTATGATTCTACGTTTGGATACTGTGCCGCGAAACTTAATATCAATACATCTTGGTTGTCTAACCCTCGTAATCAAGGAAATGTTACAATTGATGGCGCGTTAGATCAAGTCATGACTGATGCAGATTTTGCATATTTGATGTCATTTGCAACGCACATTACTTTCTGTTTTGAGAATTCTACCACGGTGTTAACTTTACCAAGTGCACAAACGAACAGGGCTATTGTACACACCAAAGCGCAAATTGTTACTGATCCGAATGCCACACAATTTCCCACTACAAGTTTGTCGACACTTGGTCAACAAGTCGTAATTTCCAATTATGCCATAATATGGCACGATGAAGACTCTGGGGCGACGTTACAAGGGGGTGATTACTCTGGTCTAGGTGTTTTAGATGTCCCTGCGGACGTACATCACTGGGGCATATCGAATTTAGGATACAATGCGGTCTCTCGCAACGGATGGGATCTTTTCGGGGAACCGGATAGTTACGCTGTTTATTATCAAAGTAATCATCCCATAATGACGATCTGGATCAATTTCTCAGGTGTTGCTCCGGTACTAACATAATGTCAGAAAAACACATATACAACGCAATTGTTACAGGAGAGTGTGATCAGCACGAATTTATTCATACTGGTCACGCTTGCGACTATGAGTGCATAGACGAATGTTCTATGTTTCCTGAGTTAATGGTTTTTAAATTGACTGAAGAAGAAGCTGCAGAGTTGTCTCAGTGTGAAGAAATAATAAGTTTGAATAAAGAAGAATCTGTTCATCAATGTAGTACCTATCCTGATATTTTCCGAGAACAAAATTCTAATTTTATAACAAATACTGGTATTAATTTATCGGGTCAAGATGGGTCTAGTTTTGCTACAACATCATTTTATTATTTTTCTGATTCCATTGAAAATCCAAACCCTGTAGGTAATTTTATTGATCCTCCCGAAAACGAAAACAATTATATTGGGGGACAGTCATATGATTATTGGAACGATGGCAAATATGTTGACATAGTGGCAGTTGAAGCCGGACAGCCTGATATATCATTAAGTGGTACAGTGACACATCCTGATTTTTTAAGTCATACTGGTACACAAAGATTTGTCCCTATGAATTGGTCAAATTATAATGCGTCTGTTGATGCTTCACAAAATAATCAAGCTACAGACGGAATTTATTTTGATCCTCATGCAATAGGTGTTCTAAGTACTTCTGGCGGATTAATTTCTGGTTGGTGTAAAAATTCTTCACTCAGAGTTATATATTTAAATTATGATCCTGTAGTTTCGGTCTATGGTGCTATTCTTGCCTGGCATAATAGTAAAAGTATAAACCCTGACACTGGGAAAAGAAACGCAACCGTTGTTACAGGTGCATGGGGATATAATAATAGTTCTATTAACTATGCAGTTGAACCAGATGTTATAGATCAAATACAATGGTATGATGAAGCGGGAAATCTTACAGTTACTAATCGGCCCGGAAGCAGTTGGAACAACAATTTCACACCATTCATAGATGCCAATATAGTTCCTCGTTATATTAATGATGGAGGGGTCGCTTCTTGGATGATTCCATGGACAACTCAAGATAAAATATCAGAATGGGAAGTGTTGGGAAACGCATGGTCTACAACTGAAGGCATTTACAACTTCATGTCGGCTGGTAATAGCGCGGCTGTTAAAGCTGGTTGGTACCAACCGCAATGGAACACGAGTGTTCGGTTAGAAGATCCTGGCGGAGGAACGGTTTCTGTAAAATCAATTTCCGAATCGTTTAATGGTTTTTTTAATATATCCAACAGTACGATATCAACATCCAACTTAATTTATCCTTTAAGAAACGGTAGAGATGGTGATACACGATGGTGTATAACAGTGGGTGCAACACAACATAGTGACACTAATCCATTATTAGATGGTTACTCTGAAAGAGGTCCGGTCATAGATATATCTGCAAATGGTACTAGAACATACAATGCTTATCCGCAGGTGTCAGACGGAAATGGATTTTTTTGGGGATTTTTTGGGGGCACTAGTAATGCGGCTCCACAAACTGCGGGTATAGCAGGAGTTATCATAAGTTGGTGGTATACTAAGTACGGAAGATTTCCTACTTTATCGGAATTGAAAACTTTTATGTTAGAAGAAGCAAAACCAGTTTTGCAGAGCGATCGAACTTTAAATTATTCTAATTTAACTGGGGCTCCAATATCTTCTGAAAAACTTTATGCCGTCAATAAACCGAACGAATATAATGAAACAGAATTTTTTAACACTGGGTTCGAATTGACAGAGTTGTTTGGAACCACAAACAAAAGAGTATTTTTACCGTATAAAGTGCGTATGGATAGAATTGCACAGTACCATAATGATGTTCATGGAAAACTTTATGTTGATAGACCCGCGACTGGTCAAACCTATCCAAGAAGAAGAATTCGTTTAACGTCTTCATAATCTTATAAATAAACAATAAACTGGAGATATTTAATGGCATCACCCACAACGAGGCAAGAACTTATTGATTTTTGTCTTCGCAGATTAGGATCACCTGTCCTCGAAATAAACGTGGATGATGATCAAATTGAAGATAAGGTTGATGATGCGTTGCAATTATATCAAGAGTATCATTCAGATGCAACTTTTCGAACGTATTTGAAACATCAGGTCACCCAAATAGATGTTGACAATGAGTATATTTCTATACCGGATACTGTATTATATGTAACTAAGGTTTTTCCTTTCAGTAAAACTTTTTCCGGCATTAATATGTTCGACATTCGTTATCAGATGATGTTGAACAGTATGGGCGACTTCATGAATTTTGCTGGAGGTATGTCATATTACTATCAGCTGCAACAATATCTAGAGTTTCTTGACGAGTTATTAGAAGGGGAACCTAGAGTAACCTATTCACGACACCAAGATCGATTGTATATATTTGGTGATTGGGCTCCTAATGTGATAAACAACCTTGAGGTTGGCGATTATATTGTATTTGAAGTTTTGTCTCTTGTGGATCCTGATACTTTTGGTAGTGTGTATAACGACAAATTTTTAAAAGATTACACCACACAGTTGATTAAACAACAGTGGGGAACTAACATGTCTAAGTTTGAGGGCATGCAATTACCAGGTGGGGTAACACTCAATGGTGCTCAATACTATCAGGATGCAACAGCAGAATTGGAACGTCTAGAAGAAAAAATGAGAAACGAAAATGAATTTCCGCCTGATTTTTTCATGGGATAATGAATGACTACTAATCTCTACTTTAGCCAAGGAAGATCTTCCGAACAAGAATTATATGAAGACTTAATTATTGAGTCTCTTAAAATTTACGGACAAGATGTTTATTACATGCCTAGAGAAATTGTCAACAAGGATTCTATATTCCAAGATGACAATGTGTCTCGTTTCGATGATGCATATAAAATAGAAATGTATATAGAAAACACTGAAGGGTTTGATGGCGAAGGCGATCTTTTTACTAAATTCGGTGTAGAAATACGAGATGCGGCCACGTTTATTGTATCACGCAGACGATGGTTAAATCAGGTGGCAGTTTACGAATCATCAGAAAATAAACCATTTTATCGTCCACGTGAAGGAGATTTGATTTCTCTTCCACTCTCAAATTCAATATTTGAAATAACAAGGGTTGAAGACGAATCACCTTTCTATCAATTAAAAGATCTTCCTGTGTTTAAGATTAGAGCCGAGTTGTTTGAATATAACGACGAAGACTTTGATACAGGCGTTGAAAGTGTTGATAATGTTGAAGGCGCTCACGCATATCAAACTATATTAACGTTTTCTTCGACAAGTGGAGACTTTGTTTTTAACGAAAACGTTTCACAGACGATAGGCGACTACACCATAACCGGCGAGGTTGTTAACATAAATAATTCAGATCCAGAATCTAAAAAAATATATGTTGCACATACTGGGGGCGCTGGAGATGGTGAATATCATGGTTGGACAACCACAGCTCCGGTTGTTGGCGCAACTTCTGGTGCAAACGGCACTCCTATTTCTGTGGGTGAGGATTTGCAAGACGGGGCAATGAACGACTCTTTTAACACTACATTAGAAGGCGGGGATATTGACTTCATTGACTTTTCTGAATCTAATCCCTTTGGAGACCCATAATGTTTGGTGATCATTTTTACCATCAAAGGATAAGGAAAGCGGTTGCCGTCTTTGGTTCGTTGTTCAACAACATTAACATTGTGAGAACTGATTCAGCTGGTAATACTTTATCTCAACAGAAAGTGCCTTTATCATATGCACCCAAAAGAGATTTTTTATCTCGTATAGATTCTATGCGAGACGGAGAAGATTACGAACGTCAAGTTGCATTAAAATTGCCTAGAATATCTTTTGAAATATTAGCAATGAACTATGATGCAACAAGACAATTACCCAAAATGAATAATTGTCTCTCGTTTCCTACAAACTATAATGGTGGGGCTACAAAAGTATATACACCAGTTCCATATACCATATCTTTTCAATTAAATGCATATGCAAAATCACAAGACGATGCGTTGCAAATTGTTGAACAAATTTTACCATATTTTACACCACACTATACTGTGACGGTAAAACCTTTAAGTGATCATGATATTAAAGAAGATACACCGATTACTATGACTGGTATTACCTTTTCAGATGATTATGAAGCACCATTAGAAAATCGCAGGACCATTATTTACACTTTAGATTTTGATATGAAAATTAATCTCTATAAAGATATTGCAAACAACACGTCTATTATTGAAGAGGCTTGTGTAGATTTTCTTAATCTTAATGCGTCTCCGGAAGAAGAATTGTTCTCTAAAGTTTGTGCTGACAGTGCGTTTGTAGCATCACCACTTTCTATTGATGCGGTAGAAGAAATCACATACACGGTTAATGATTTTGAAATAAGAAATCTTTCTGGTATACCAACATCATTATCAGTATCAGATCCTTTACACGGAACAGCGACAACATCCTTAACACAAACATTGACAACGGAAGAAGGTATCATTAAAGCCATAGGAACATACACATATACTTCTGATAATGATTATAGTGGATTAGACTCATTTAATATTAGTGTATTAGGTGATTTTGGAACAAAATATTATCCAATTGCAGTTGATGTTGCAGCGGTATCAGATGCTATAAATGATACCGTGGCAGTCACTCAGGACACGCCTGAGACGTTTAATGTTAATACTAATGACCTATGGACCAACACTACACTAGTATTTTCTTTAGCCGCAGGTGGTGACCCAAGTAACGGTACAGTTGAGGTTTTAAATTCTGCAACTGGTGAATTTAGGTATACACCAAACTTAAGTTATACTGGACCAGATTCGTTCGTCTATAGAGTTACTCCTGCAGTAGGAACTTCAGAAGTAGCAACTGTTAACATAACTGTGTTATAAACACATAAATAAAACTAAGAAATTCGAGATCAGAATATCATGGCAGATATAAAAGTTTCACAATTAACATTATTTTCACCAACATTAACCGATGAGGTTATTGTCAATGATGTAGATACTTTAACAACAAAAAGATCTACATTAGAGAGTATTCGTAATCTTGCGAATATTAACATTGATGATACTTCAGAAGGATCGTTGGTAACTGGTAAACTTGAAACCTCTACAGACCTTTTATTTAATGGGGCTTTAGAAGATAGGTATGGAAATACTGTAACAGACCTTTCAGAGTTAACAAGCACTGAAGCTGAAACTATCGACGCAAAGTTGGGCACTGCAGCGGTTAACTATTTAATATTCAGAGAAACACAATCTGGATATGATAGTTCTAATACATTTTCAACTCTTACGTTTGACGCTTCCGAAAATGGTTTATTATCTTCTAATGCCTTTGCTGGAGATGGAAAATTAGTTACTAATGTTGATAGCGCAAGACATTCTCTACTGTCTGATCTTGCAACGTTAGCCGAAACCGCAAATGTTGCAAAAGAAGTCTCTATAAAAAATCAGGATAACATCAATTTAAATTTTTATCCGACTTTTGTCGAATCATCTACGGGTAATGATAGTGTTAGTATAGACCCACAACTATCATATAATCCATTTACTGGTCAGTTTGGTGGTGATGCTACAGAAGTTTTCTTTGTTGGAGATGGTTCTTTATTAGAAAATGTTTCGGGTGATGGTAAAGAAATAAGAGCATCCCTAACAGATTCGGACGATACGTTTAAAGTTATG